TAGGTTTTTTAAAATGGGATGGCTAGAAGAAAGAAAGCAGTTGCTGGACTTATAAATGAGCTTGCAGCACAACTTGACTTTGCAAAAGACCCCAATATACTTGTGTTTACACCATTGGGAGGACTTGGACCAGTAGATATTGTTACTTTAAATATGACAACAGGTGAGTATACTGCGTATGATGTTAAATCAAAAAATTATAGAAAAAAAGATTATGTTCCTAAAGATGGATATAAAAGAAATAGTACAGGAAGTCTTATTCGTAGACACGCAACTAAAGAACAAAAGAAACTAAAGGTAAAAATTATTTATGCAACTATCTAAACATTTTAAACTAGAAGAATTTACAAAGTCAATGACCGCAACTCGTAAAGGTATCGACAATACACCGGGAGCTGGTGATATTAAAAACCTTGAGAATGTGTGCTATGAAATACTAGAACCAGTACGAGCTAAGTTTGACAAGCCAGTAACTGTAACCTCTGGTTATAGATCAGAAGAGTTATGTGAAGCAATCGGCAGCAAAAAAACGAGCCAACATGCAAAAGGTCAAGCGGTAGACTTTGAGATAGCAGGAGTTCCTAACATTCAAGTAGCTTATTGGTTACAAAACAATGTAGACTTCGATCAACTGATCCTCGAGTTCTACAATCCTGACGACCCCGCAGGTGGTTGGGTTCATGTTAGTTACAATGAAAAAGGATCGAACAGGAAACAAGTCTTAACTTATGATGGTAAGAAGTTTGAGAATGGCTTGCCAGATATGAAGTGGAAAGATGGAAAGGTAGAAGGATAATGTGGTTTAGTGCAATTAAATTGGCTATCAATGCTGGTAGTCATATCTATAAAAAAAAACAAGAAACTAAAATGATGATGGCAAACGCACAAGCTAAACACGCAGAGAAGATGGCTAGTGGTGAGCTTGAGTACAGTGGTAAACTTTTAGAAGCTAGGCAATCGGATTGGAAAGACGAGGCGGTACTCGTAATTCTCACGCTGCCAATTTTGGTAATCGCTTATGGAGTTTTTTCCGATGATCCGGGTGCATCAGAAAAAATAAAAATGTTCTTTGAACAGTTCCAACAACTGCCGAGCTGGTTTACTAATTTATGGATTTTAGTTGTGGCGAGCATCTATGGTATAAAAGGTACACAAATATTCAAAGGTAAGAAATGACACTATCAGCTTTTGATATAGGTATGGTTAAGAATTATAACGAACCTAAATACCTATTACACTTTCAATGGAACGATGGTACAGAAAAGATATATAGATATGCTTTAGTTGAGACTATGAGTCAATCAGAAATCAATCATAGAACTAAACAAAAAGAAGATGAAGTAAACCTAACACAGAAAGAGATATGGTTAAAAAAATATTCGCACAACAATACAGTAAAAAAGTAACACACTTATCACAGCAAGGATATGGCAAAAAAAAAGTTCAATCTCGAAAAGCTAGAACACGAAAGAATACCAAAAAAAACTAGCATAGGTCGTAGACCTAAAATGAGTAGTATGAACAAGCATAAAAAGCGTTCTTTTAAGGCTTACAATTCACAAGGAAAATGATATATCAAACTTGGAGGTTATGTTATGGAAAAGATTATTGAAACAATAAAACATTACTGGACCGATCATAAGGTTGTTGCTGGTATTGTTATAGCTGCGATCATAGTTGCAATTATCTGGTAATGAAACTAAACGAAAATACCAATGTAGCCATGCCAATCAAAAACATGGTTGGTATTATTATAGCTGTGGCTATGGGTATTTTTGCATACACTGAGATCACTGCCAGACTCACTTCACTTGAGACAAGTCGTGAATTGATGAACGCTGATTTATTAAAAGCTAGTGAACAAACTACTGTGGACAAGGAACAATTCCTTTTATTAGAAGATTTATACGAGACAGTAGAAAAACACCAAGAGCTTTTAGATAAGAACATACACAATCAAGTTATGTTGCAACACATTGAGAAAATGTTAGACAAAGCACTTGAGGATATTGAACAATTAAAAGATCAAAACAGAGAAATGAAATATACTAATGGTACACACTAATGATTGAAACAGTAGTAGCTTTATTAATGATAGTAAACAATGAGATCAAAGAACATAGAATACAATCATCTATGAGTGAGTGCTTAAAAGGTAAGAGGTATGCTGAAAGATCAGAAACAGGATCAAGTATCAAACATCAATGTATAAAATCTAAAGCAGAAACAGAATTAAATATTGATGGAAGTAAATCAATTAAAAAACTAATATTAGAATAATGAGAAAAAGAGATAAACAACCACCAAAAACTAAAAAGTATTTTAGGTCCACAAAGTCTGGTGCGGGTATGACTAAAGCTGGTGTTGCAAGATACCGAAGAGAAAACCCCGGATCAAAACTTAAAACTGCTGTAACTAAAAAGAGTGGATTAACTGCACGAGAGAAAGCAAGAAGAAAATCTTATTGTGCAAGATCAGCAGGTCAAATGAAACGATTTCCAAAAGCCGCTAAAGACCCCAACTCAAGACTAAGACAAGCAAGAAGAAGATGGAGATGCTAGTTGAAGCGTAAGACTTGGAAGAAAAAAGAAGTAGTTAGGCTTTGTGGAAATTGTAAAGAGTGCAGTAAAGAACTATTGAGTAATGAAGGAGGATGGATTATAACTGCAAGTAAGAAATACTTTTGCCACGATGGTCGTGATGGAAGTTGTTTCGATAATTATTGTGAACGCAAACTAAAGGAGAAACAATATGCCGATGGTAGGAAAAAAGAAGTTCAGCTACACAAAAGCTGGTAAGAAAAAAGCAAAAGCATACGCTAAGAAAAAAGGTATGAAAATGAAATCGAAAGGAAAATACTAATGCCGGGAAAAGGTAAAAAGAAATATAGTAAAAAACAAATGAAGATAGCTCGTGTTGCAGAACCAAGAGACAGAATAACAGGAGCTGACTTTGCAAAATTAAGAAAGAATAAAAAGAAAAGATATGGCTAAACTATGTGCAAGAGGTAAAGCTGCAGCAAAGCGTAAGTTTAAGGTGTACCCTTCAGCTTATGCTAATATGTATGCTAGTGCTGTTTGCTCTGGTAAAGTTACACCGGGTGGTAAAAAGAAAAAGAAAAAGAAAAGATAATGTCAAAGGGTTTACGATCTTGGGTGCGAGCTAATTGGGTAGACATCGCTAATCCAAAAAAAGGTGGTGGCTTCCCAAAGTGCGGTAGAAGCAAAGGTGAAAAAAGAAGAAACTATCCTAAGTGTGTACCTGCTGCAAAGGCTAGAGCTATGACACCTAGTCAAAGAAGAGCTGCTGTATCAAGAAAGAAAAAAGCTGAGAGTAGAGGTAGATCAGGTAAGAAACCTAATTACGCTAGAACTTAAATTCTTTGTAGTGTTGCCATAGATTAGATTTTGTGGACCAACAACTTTTATAGTTAGCTTTATTTTTTAAATGATGAAGTACGCTGGTATGATCCATACCAAAAAACCTACCCATAGTAGGTGTGCTTACATCGTAGTTCTCATGAATAATATTTAAGGCTAGTGATCTTAATTTAGTTATATCTGCTAGTCTTGACTTACAAGTAACCACATCTTGATCTACTTTAAATTTCTTTGATACCCAATTAATTACTTTTTTCATGTCATCTGTTGAAGCAGATTTTTTTAGATTAGTTGTTTTAATTAATTCAGGATGTTTTTTATTTTTTAAATGTTTAATTACTAATTTAAGTTCTTTTACTCTTTCAAAAAATTCAGAGTGTGCAAGTTTAAATCCATTCTTAAAACCTGCTTGATATATTTTAAGTTCATACATTGAAAGTTTTTCATACTGAGGTGCTTTCATTGCTGCTTTAAATGTTTGCAGTTTAGTTTTGAGCATACTATCCCTACGCTTTTCTTTGTTTTTTTTATGAAAACTCTAAGCTCTTTTGGCTTCAGCGTTTTCTATCTTGACAATCCTGCTCCAATGCTTGGGTATTCTTCTGTAAGCATTAAGAGTTTTGAGACATTGACCACTATCTTTGTGCTTCAAAATCAAATCAAACTCCTTCTGCAGTTTGTCGTATATCCGCATCTTGCTGTTGCTTCTCATCCTTCTCCTTTTTCACTTTAGTAAAATCTATTTTTAAACTATCGATTTTACATTCTACATATTCCCCTTTGGCGTTAGGGTCTGCAGCCTTTTCAACATCATCAAATCTTTCAACTAACTGAAAGTTAGCTTCGCCAGATTTAATTCGTATATATTTAGTCATTTAATCCTTTTTGTCTATACTTAATTTGTGTAGTTCTTTAGCCATTTTTGAGTATATTTCAAGGTCATCATAGTTATCTGCCTTGTATTTTCGTGTGGCTCTGTATAATTTTAAACCCATCATGAGCTGACCTACCTCGTATGGTTCTATATCATCTTTTAATTTGTCGTGCAGTATAACATTAAAGATTACAGAGATAAGCCTAAAGTTCTCCTTATAATCGCCATAATCCTCTTGCCGATCTTCCATGATCTTTTTTAAAATCTTATCTGATAAATCTATTGTCGTCATAGTTAGGTGATGAGGCAGGGAAAACAACTAAAGAAGGCAGAAAGGGATGCCAAATAAAAACCCCACCTCATCGAGAGGTATATAAACTAATACCTATTATCTTTTAGCATAGTAGCTAGGTTTTGCATAATCTTTTTTTGGTGCAAAACTTGGTGTGCCACCACCAGATGATCCTGACCTAGACTTGTCATTTGCTCTAAGTCTTATGGTAATCATACCATCTTCACCATCCCAGCCTGCTTGATTGTGCCAAGTATCTCCTATCTTGACACCGATTCTCCAATCCTTATCAGGTGGAGACTCCTCATTTGGCGGACCAACCCAATCAGGTTGCTCTGCTGCGTTCTTCTTTTCGTTTCTTACTAGCTTAATATATATATCATCAGCCATTTGTTATTACTCCTTGGTTTAGTTTTGTCTTATGAGTGTCATAGAAATCAGTTACCTGTCTATATTCTCGTAAAGACTTATTATTAGAGTCGAATAAATCTGCGTTATCTGCTTTCCACTTTCGTAAAGCATAGATGTCTTTTATCTTTTGAATGTCAGACTTTATCCTACCCATATCAAGCTCTTCCATATCGAGCTTAATATTCTTTTTTCCATTTGTTTTTGGAAATGCTTTTACTTGAGGTTTTGAAAATTCTTTTTTTACCTCTTGAACATATTTACTATCATCAAACTTACCTAGGAATACATCAGCACTCATACCTAAATGACTAAATGCTTTTGTCATAGCATCTGTCATAGCTTTCTTTGGTGCTTCATCATCTAAGTTCCCATTTTTTTTAAATAAATTTTGTACTGAACATACTGGTCCATATTCAAACCAATTATCATGTACACAATAATGTATAGAAACTTCGGCAAATACTAAATTATCTTGATATGTATATTTTACATTATATTTCCAACCTAAACCTACTGGACCAAAGGTTTCTGTCATACATTGTATTTGATACATAGGATCAATACTGGTTATTTTTTTTCCATAACTGCTTGGTACTGACCTAGTATAATCAGGATTTGTTTTACATAAACTATCCCATATTCTCATTTTTGTTGTCATGCGTTTATCCCCCATAGTTGTTTTATTGTTTGTTTTTGTTTGTCTGTTAGATTTTTATAGTGAAAGAAATGATTAAGATCAGGCTCTTCTGTT